CATGTTCTGTTGTTGCCCGATCCGTCTCTCCAATTCATGTTTGAGTGTCATGATTTCAAACGCAATATGACCTTCTTCATTTCCATCTACACCAAATGGATTGTTGAGCATGTAAAGAGTATTCTGTGCCCGCATCAAGAGTTCATGATCAACACCTTGACCGGCATTCATAATTTGCTGACAAACTAAACGCAAGGTTTCTTTTTGTTGAGAAAGAGGGGCATTTTGTCCAAGATTCATCAACGTATCTAGCAGCGACTGATAATTCATTGTATTTACCTACGTTTTTTCTGTGTCATGAGTTTTCCTTTCCGATATCTTTTCAGAGTAACACCTCGTGTATGAAGAACAGACTTGGTGCAAATGGCAATCGCAGCAGATTCTTTGTTCTTCGCCTTCACGGTTTTCCGCACTCCCTTCACACAACGGTCAAACTTTTTACGATAGGGGCGAGTTCCCATTTCTATCTAGCAAGAGAAACGCGGAGGTTACTCAAGTAGAATTTATCCTCGCAAAGTATAAACACAAATGGGTGGTGGTCTCCTTCAACTCGTTGCTTATGGCGCCCAGGATGCCTATCTCACTGGCAATCCTCATATCACGTTCTGGAAGATTCTCTACAAGCGTCACACTAATTTTGCCATGGAGGCCATGCGCGTGAACTTTACAGGTGCTCCTGTCTATGGACAGCGTGTAGTCGCAGTTGTAAATCGCAATGCCGATTTGATTTGGAAGAGCTATGTAGAAGTGACTCTCCCAGATACAACTGGTCCCGATGCGTCTACTTCGGAGTCCAACACAGATGATATCTGGTGGTCTGCAGGCGCTCGTCGTCGTCTCGGTTACCTTCTCCTCCAGCAGATTGAGGTTGAAATTGGTGGCCAGATCATCGATCGCCATTACGGTGAATGGCTCTATCTCTGGGAGACCCTGACATCTAACTTTGATGAGTCCGTAAAGTTGGACGCTATGTTGGGTGGTCAATATTCGGGTGCAGTGTCTACTTCCCTCACTTGCGGTGGTCGTCCTCCTGTCCTCTACATCCCCCTCCAGTTCTGGTTCAATCGCAACCCGGGTCTTGCGCTTCCTCTCATTGCTCTCCAATATCACGAGGTTCGGTTTAACATCACCCTGAACGATGCGATTAACCTGGTTTCTGCCAACAGTAACAACAGCTCGGCAAATACCATCTCCAAGGCTGCTGCTGCTCTTCCAGCACTCAAGGATATGGCCCTCTACTTTGACTACATCTATTTGGATGTGGATGAGCGCCGTCGCTTTGCTCAGGAGTCTCACGAGTATTTGATTGATCAGCTCCAATATGAAGGACAGCAGCAGATTACCACGTCTTCTGCTCGTCTTGATCTCACTTTGAACCACCCTGTCAAGGAGCTCGTATGGGTCTTCCAAGCTGCTCGCTATACTGACTGTGGTGCAGTTACCAGCGTCACAAACCCCGAAACGGGCGTGAATGCAATTTCCACTCTGCCATTCACATACAACGATATCGTAAACCGCTGCCGTATTCAGCTCAATGGTCAGGATCGGTTTGATGAACGGTATGGTGATTACTTCTGGAAGGTTCAGCCTTACCAACACCACACCGGAGGTGCATTCGGTCCTATCCGTCGTGCTACAACCACAAGTAGTAGTATCACTCCTGCCACTGCAAACCCAATTAACGTGTATTCGTTTGCTATCCAGCCCGAGGAACATCAACCATCTGGCACATGCAACTTCAGTCGGATTGACAATGCGACCCTTGTGTTCGACAGTGTCACCTCTGGTGTTGCTGGCACATATCCTACCAAGGCATATCCTTACAACTTCCGCATTTACGCAGTCAACTACAACATCTTCCGGATTATGAGCGGGATGGGTGGTCTGGCTTACTCGAACTAAGCTCCTTCTTCAGTTTTTCTAGATACAGAATCGCATCCATGTGCTCTTCCTGGGCATGATTAATCCAATCAAGAACAGACAAATCCGTTCGATCTAGATCTGTTCCATACTTCTTCTTTCCAAACTCCGAACGAGCACGAAATTTTTCAATAATGGCGGTCACAATGCTATCCATTTTTGAAAAGAAAGTCGCCAATGAGTAAATGGCCATCCCACGTGTCTACTGGTATGTTCTGTTGATCGTGATGATGGAAACCTTAGCAATGTCCTGCTTCAAGCGGAGTGTGGACAATACTGCCTTTTTCGCAGTCGGAGTTCTGTTCTATGCGATTGTTGGGTATTTGCTCCGTCTTACCTTCAACGGAACAGGCATGGCAATGACCAACGCATTGTGGTCAGGACTTTCTGTCGTGGCTACAACCGTTGTAGGAACCATGTTGTTTAAGGAAGTTCTTCATCTTCATGACTTCTTTGCGATTGCACTCATCACATCAGGGGTTATGATCCTAAAGGTGACTGAGTAATCGCAAAGCGATGAAGCGATCCCTCGATAATATGATATCCCCACATGGGAATCAATTCATCCACTCCATCGTAGGCAATCACAAAGCACCATGCATCCATGATACGCTGTTGTTGTCTACGGTTTGCTTCTGCAAGAACCACCTGTTCCATTGCTGAAAAAGACGTAAACATCCGCATATCCTCCCAGTCTGGATTTCCGGTTGGAACCAAAAGATAGAGCATCTACTTCTTTTTCCGGTCTCTCTCTGTAAGTTTTGTGTTCGGTTTGCATTTGCCGATCCCCTTGGTCTGTTGCAACATGATAGGAGCAGGCGCGTTTTCTCGGGGACAGTCTACATGATTATGTCCAAGAATGTGCCCCATTTCATGCGAGACCATATACTGCCGATAGTCTTTGAGTTGCAACTTGCTCGGAGATGCACCTTCTGTCCACCGCATTGCATTGAGATACATATGTCTTCCATTCATCTCTGCACAGGACAGAGTTCCATCGCGACATCCATTCTTCGCAAGATACTCGGGAGAGGACAGATGAATTACAACATCAGGAGACCGGCTTCGTGTGAATACGTATCCTTCAGACACCCAACCATCGGGATCCGCAAGATAGGCTGCGACTTCTTCTGCGAAGTGTTTGGAAGGATACTGGACGTCTGGATCCACCACTGTAGTGTATAGGATCTTCATTGTCTTGACAGAGTGAAAATGGATTTTGAAGATTCCTGTTCAAAAAGTATACAAAATGAATTGTGCTGCTCGTCGTATCTCTTGTGGTCTTCCAAGATCGGTTCAAAGTTTCTGTGAAATGGGATGTATTTATCGTGAATCTTCCTTTCGTCATTTAGGATGTCCTCGTGCGACAAAACTAGACGGATGCTTTGCTCCCTGTCATCCAGATGATTGTTCATGTGTTCCAAAGAAAAAGGATTGTATTGTTCGCACTCTAACAAAGAAGGAGAAAAATGAAGTGTTCTTGTTGCAAAAAGAAGACACACCTCGAGTTCAAATGCTTATGTGAAAAAGTATTCTGTGTATCTTGTCAACTTCCAGAAGTTCATAAGTGTGAAGTGAAACGGGATGCAAAAATTGTTTTAGGCAAGGTTGTAGCACAGAAAGTGGATAAGATTTGAGTGTCTTGGGCGTCTAGAGGAATGCCTTTAGGTGTTCAGTCACAGGCAGGAGGGCATGGGTCATCCTCCATCTCAACGTCTTCAATTTCATCCTCCTCTAACTTGTTGATTTCCTTTTGAAACCTTTTCATGAAAGCAAACAGTGACTTGAATCCTCCATTTTTGTATTCAAGGACGCACGCACATCCTACTGTCTCGTCAATCTCAAATTTCAACTCCATATCCCCTTTTCTCAACTGAATTGTCCAAAGAGTGGCCTGCTGATCGATAGAATGGACTACAAGTCCGTTGCAGCGAGCAAGTGTGTTCTGAAGTGCGAGTTGAATGTTCATTTTCCCCAGTATCTCTGGGTCTACACTGAAAAAATCCGTTTTCTAGAATAATGAACGTTTTGTTGGAAGCAGTCATCGTCGGTCTTGTCTTGATTCCTATCTACTGGGTTGCTGAGAAGGTTGTTGGCGCGCAAGGAAAGTGGGTGACTCTCTTTGTAGCAGGAGCAGGGTTTCACCTTCTGTTTGAGGTTCTTGGGTTGAACAAAGCGTATGCTCAGATGAAGGTTTAAGTGGAAAAAGATTGCTCTTTTTCCTCCACCTTTTTACCCCCTATT